ACTGCATCACATGTCTGTGACGGAAAAACATGGCATGTTGGGATTTGTGGTGGAGGCATGAGCATCGCCGTCGGCACGTCAGGAGATTGCTCATGTGGTACTAATGCTTGGACAGTTCGACCAGGCATTAATAATTCAAACTGGGGAGGAGTCGGAAATGAATGTCGTGCTCAATCCCAAACATTAACAGTATTTTTCGAAAGGTAAATGATGAAAAAGGTTCTGACATGTTTAATCGCCTTGACCTTGATGGCAGGTTCTGCTGTCGCAGGGAAACCTTCGATCGGGTACGTCTTGGTTGGCCCGAAGAATGACGGGGGATGGTCAATGCGCCATGATCAGGGATTCCAATCTCTCACCAAGCATGGATACCAAGTTGAGGGAGTAGAATCTGTATCCGAGGCAGACTCCGAGAGAGTCTTTAAGAAACTCGGTCGAAAACATGATCTTGTTTTCGGCACGTCCTTCGGTTTTATGGAGGCGATGGCGAGAGTCGCAGATCGCGATAAGAAAACCTTCTTCCTGCATGCGACAGGATACAAGGGAAATGATCGCAATTTCGACAACTACGTCTGTCACTCTTTCCAAGCAAGATACCTCTCAGGTATTGCCGCAGGGATGCTGACCAAAAATGGTAAAATCGGCGTAGTTGGGTCTCATCCCATCCCCGAGATTATTCGTAACATTAACGCACTTACACTCGGTGCAAAATCAGTTAACCCAAATATCCAAGTCTCAGTTGTCTGGATTAATAGTTGGTTTGATCCACCCAAAGATATGGATGCCGCCAAAGTACTGGCTGACCAGGGGAATGATGTTCTGTTTACTACAACAGACTCGCCCAGTGTCGTAGTGCTTGCTGAAAAGCGAGGCAATATCTGGAGCATGGGTAATGATGCTCCTATGGGAGACTTTGGACCAAACCGATACGCAACAGGGATGATGTTCAATTGGAACGTACTCTACAAACATATTGCTGACCTAGCCAGTGAAGGCAAACTTACCACAGGTCAAAGGTGGAATTGGGGTCTCAAAGAAAACTGTGTTGGCTTATCGCCATGGGGTAAAAACGTGCCTGGCGAGGTAGTCAATAAAGTTGAGACAATCAAAATGAAGTGGATTAACGATGAGATGGATGAATGGTATCCATTCTCCTCTGGATTCACAAAACAAAATGGAGAAAAAGTGCCTGCAGGTGCCATCAAAAGACCTGAACTGGAAACTATGATGTACTACGTAGACGGAGTTACAGGACAATTTCCTGTAAAATAATTTGATTTTTCGCTTGACTTTTTGTAACTCTTGTAGTATAATATAGTTACAAAATGAGAAATTACAGGAGTCGCAAATGAGTCTAGTCGAATCTAAATCTAATCTAGCAAAACTGCTAGCCCAGGAAGGCATCGATGTGATCCATGATCCTTCGATGTCTACTGCGGCATTTGACCCGAAAAAGAGAGTTTTATACCTCCCTGTTCTCAAAGAAATGACGGGCGACGTCTATGATCTATTTGTCATGCACGAAGTCGGTCATGCTCTCTATACTCCCCACGATGGTTTCCATTCTACTCCTGAAGAGCGAGGTGGCCGATACAAAGGTTTCCTTAATGTAGTCGAGGATGCTAGGATCGAGAAAAAGGTCAAACGTAAATACCCAGGTGGTCGTCAAAATATGATCCGAGGTTACAAAAAACTGATGGATGACGACTTCTTTGGAGTCAAAAATTTTGACCCGAACAACCTGGGAATGATTGACCGATTCAATCTCTATTTCAAATGTGGACTTGCCCTGAATATCAAATTCAAACCTGAAGAGCAGGAGTTTATTGAGCGAGGTTCTACATTGGAATCTTGGGATGACGTCCTGGACCTGGTCGAAGACCTCTGGGAATACGCCAAGCATGAAGAAATTTCTACTGATCTACAGGAAATGCTGACCCTCTCTACTGAAGAAGGCGAGGATGTAGACGTAGATGAGATTGATATTGACCTCCCTGAGACTCCTGGCATCTGCGACCAAGATGGCGAGACGGAAGAGTCTGACGAAGACCCTGAGGATTTAGAAGAGGGTGACGTCGACGATGGCAAGGAATCAGATAAATCTTTTGGCCAAGAGGGTGGATCCTGGATTAACGAGGACCATACTTTTATTCCTGAATCTATTACTGACAAGGCATTTCGCGAAAGAGAAATCGAATTAGTCAATACTGAAGTCCACGGTAATTTCCATTACGTAAATGTACCTGACTTTGAACCAGACCTTTTTGTCTGCGACTACAAAAAAGTAATCGAGAAATTGGTAACTGAGGCAGAAATGATTGTCGAGAGTCGCAAAGCACATGATCGGGGTGGCTGGTGGAGATACCAAGCATCACAGTATGATTCCCTTGAGGAGTTTAATACAATCAACAAACCGATTATTTCCTACATGGTCAAAGAGTTTGAGATGCGCAAGTCTGCTAATATGGCAAAGCGAGCAAAAATCTCACAGACAGGTATCCTGAATACCTCTGCTCTCTACAAATACAAAATCGACGATAAAATCTTTAAGTCGATCCTCCATGTCCCTGAGGGAAAATCTCATGGTCTGATTTTTTACATCGACTTCTCTGGATCCATGAATGGTATTATTGGAGACGTAATCGCTCAAACTACTCTTATGGCAATGTTCTGCCGTCAGGTAAAAATACCCTACAGGATTTACGGATTTACTAATGGATCTGAGCAAAAACTCGGAGATATTATGAGAGAAAGATGGGGTCAGGAAGGTCAGAGATTCGGTCACTACGCGATGCGTAAAACTGAAAATATCTTGGACTACAAAGAAAAGGATCTATCTTTTGATTCTTCTCTCTGTCTCTACGAACTTTTTAGTGATCGCCAGTCCTCTGCTGATTTCCAAAGAATTGCCAGAGCACTGATTGAATACCCTAAATACGGGGTATCTCTGCTTCCGATGGGCGGTACTCCTCTCAACGATGCTATTATGAATGGTATCAATCTCGGAAATCAGTTCCGTAAAACCTACAATCTTGACATACTGAATACAGTATTTATGACTGACGGAGACTCGCACAATAGTTGCCGATACTGGACAGATGATCCTGATGAGGCGAGGAGACGATCCTACAATGGAGTTGAGCGTAAACCATTTGGCGAATACGGAAACTACCGACTTGGTAACGATACAATCTATGTCTCTCATAAAAAGTCTAATAGTCAGGTAGTAATACCTCGACGAGGAAAAGTCCGAGCACATCACTGGGGTTGGGTCGAGACCAAAAAACTGATTGAACTCTACAAAAAGGCGACTGGCTCAAATACTATTTACATGAATATCGTAAATAGAGTCGATACTATTACTAGCGAAAAAGCGAATAAAAATCAATGGCAATTGAAAGATGATATTCGCAAAGATGGCTGGTTGCGTACTGACGATGATGGGATTGACGGAATCTATACAATACTGTCTAGATCATTCAAAATCAAAGATGATGCTGAGAAAAAATTTGACGGATTATCTGTCGGAGACGGAGCAAAACTCGGACAGGTCAAATCTGCTTTTCGCTCAATGAATAAAAATCGTCTAAAGCAGAGATTCTTAGTCGGAAATTTTATTGAACAAATCGCATGATTTCGCTTGACTTTTATCAATACATCAGGTATAATATAGTTACAATGATTGAAAACGCCAAACAAAAGAGGTCGAATGGTAAACTATAGAACAGTAGAAAATGGTGAGTTCCTTAAGATTATGTCTAGGGAATTTGGTGAGAGAGTCGTTACTACTCGGGAAATGCATGAAGCACGAGTAAAAAATCTGGTCAAACCTGCTAACTGGGAAGTTATCAACGAGTTCAGATCTGGTAGAGGCAAATGGTGTTTTGCTAATACTACGGCGATCTCCTCCGTAACTGAAACTCCTCCCCAACCTGTCATGAAAGATACTACTGTCAAGACTACTGCTGAAGTCCTTGATGTTGCTGGCGACAACCTGGTCCCTACAAAATCAGATGAGTTTGTAGCATGGGGTCATTTTCGCGATATCCACTCTGTATTAAAATCCAACATGTTCTACCCGATGGTCATTACTGGCCACTCTGGTAACGGAAAAACATTTGGAGTCGAGCAGGCATGTGCCCGACTCGCAAAAGAATGCGTCAGAGTCAACTTTACTGTTGAAACTGACGAGGATGATCTGCTCGGACATTACGTCTTGATTGACGGCAAAACTGTCTGGCAGGATGGTCCCGTCCCGACTGCGATGAAGCGAGGTGCAGTCCTCCTTTTAGACGAATACGACTTGGCGAGTTCCAAGATTATGTCACTTCAATCTGTCCTCGAGGGCAAACCTCTTTTTATCAAGAAAATCAATACCTACGTCTATCCGAAAAATGGATTCAATATCGTAGCGACTGCCAATACAAAAGGTAAGGGTAGCGAGGATGGTCGATACATTGGTACCAATATCCATAACGAGGCATTCCTCGACAGATTCCCGATTACATTCGAGCAACCCTACCCGACTAAGTCGATGGAGGTCAAGATGGTAATCAACCATATGAACTCGCTCGGCAAAGTCGATGAGGATTTTGCTAGCAATCTGGTCGATTGGGCAAATATTACTCGAGTGACTTTTAACGAGGGAGCGATCGACGAATTGATTGCGACTCGACGACTGGTACACATTGTCCGTGCCTGGTCGATTTTCGGCGACAAACTGAAAGCGATTAATCTCTGCATCAATCGCTTCGACGACATAACCCGTCAGTCCTTCGCTGACCTCTACGAAAAGGTCGATGCTGGTCTGCACGAAGAAACTGAGGAGCCAGTCAGTCCTACTGATGAGTCTGATAAGGATATCCCTTTTTAATCCCTAAATAATAAGTCGCGACAGGGGCAGGAGTTGGATTCCTGCCCTATACATTATGTTTACCAAAGAGGCAAAAAAGGCAGGAGGAAAAAGGTCTGCCAATAAATTATACAAATGTCAGGTATGTGGTCTTATATCCAAGATCGGTGGGATAACTTCTCACTGCAAATCTTCCAAGCATTACATCTATGCTCCCTACGATTCTAGTAAAAACTTGACAAATCCTTTAGAATCAGCTATACTTAATGCTGATGATAATTCATTATGAAAGGTGTGAATGGAAATCAAATTAGATAAATCTACCCTCGGTGGCAAATCGATGATGATTGCTACTCCGATGTACGGAGGGAATTGCCATGGGATGTATGCAAAAGCATGTATCGACCTGGCGATGCTCCTCGGAATGCAGGGAGTTCCTCATCGATTCTACTACATTTTTAACGAATCACTTATTACACGAGCCAGAAATTATCTGGTTGACGAATTTTTACGATCGGAAGACAATGATGGAAAACCTCTTGAATACTTGCTTTTTATTGATGCTGATATTCACTTCGACCCTCGCGATGCTCTTGCCATGCTTGCTATAGCAGGCAAGGAAAAAGGCGAAAAGCGAGTCGTTGGTGCTCCGTATACGAAAAAGACTATTGCTTGGGAGCAAATCTATGCTGCTACGCAACTCGGAGTAGTCGACGACAATAAAGGAAATCCAGACATTCTCAAAAGGTTTACAGGCGATTTCGTTTTTAATCCCTCGACTGAGGATGGAAATGAGGTAAAACTTTCTGAGCCAGTCAAGGTAATGGAAGCAGGTACAGGATTTTTACTTATCCATAGATCAGTTTTTGAGGAGTTCCGCGAAGAATATCCTCGGTTCAAATATCGACCAGACCACAATCGCTCGGAGCATTTCGATGGATCTCGTTACATACATGCGTATTTTGATACTCTTATTGATAATACTGAGTGGCTACCTGAAAATGCAACTAATGGTACCGATCGTTATTTGTCTGAAGATTATCTCTTCTGTCAGATGGTTAGGAAAATGGGTGTTGACGTTTGGTTCTGTCCTTGGATTCAATTACGCCATATAGGATCATATATTTTTGAGGGTCATATGGGAGCGATCGCTGAGATTCAGGGTCGTCAGATGCATCTGAAACAGCATGGCACTTTACCAAATGTAAAAGATCCCTCTGGTAAACAACAGTTTCCTGGAACGCCAGCAGCGATGGCACCAGGTGCTCAGAAAATGAAAGACGAAGAACTTTTCTCACTGACTCCGATGCCTGAATGGAAGAAGAAAGAGGCAATGGAAGCAGAGGCAAAAGCAAACGAGGGTGCTCCACCTCCACCAGAGAAAAAGAATGCTAAAAAGAAAAAGTAAAGAAAAGGAGTCGACTCCTGTGAATTTCAAATACAATGAACTTGCAATACTGCAGGAACTCGAAGATTATATCGAGTCCACGTATGGTCAACACTACGTTGACGTTGAGAAGGACATCCAAATTCAGGATGTCTTTGATTCCATTGGCATCAGCGAGGATTTCGCTCGAGGTTGTGCTATAAAATATCTTATTCGATTTGGAAAAAAGGATGGCAAAAACCCGAAAGATTTACTCAAAGCGATGCACTATCTGGTACTTGTGTACCATTATGCTTTTAAGAAAGGTGATACATTATGAAATTAAGTGACGAAACAGTTTCTATACTAAAAAACTTCTCCACCATTAACGAGTCCATCGTTTTTGAGGAGGGTAACCGACTGCGTACTGTCGCAGTAAATAAGTCGATCCTCGCTGAGGCACGGATCGAGGAGACCATCCCTACACGTTTTGCGATCTATAATCTCAATCAGTTTATCGGTGCGATGTCTATGTTTGATCGTGCTGATCTTGAGATGACAGATAAGCAGGTCAAGATGCAGTTTACTGGTACCAGCATAAACTACACTTGTGCCGACGAATCTCTCGTAGTCAAGCCACCAGAAAAGGAAATACAGTTCCCAGATGCCGAGGTGAACTTCGTATTGTCCTCTGACAATCTTGAGAAGATTCGTAAAGCATCGGCGACCCTTAGTCTTCCTGAGGTCGTCTTCATCGGAAACCCAGGTGCTGAGTTTGTTGCATCCGTACAGGATCTCAACAATACTTCCTCATCATCTATGGAAGTTCCACTCGGAACCCAATCTGATGTGACCTGCAAAATGGTTTACAAAGTCGAGTCGCTCAAACTGATTACGACTGACTACAACGTATCAATCTCATCCAAGGGTATCGGACGATTTACCTCAGGGTCTGACAAATATAAATACTTTGTCGCGACTGAGGCAACCTCCACATTTGGAGCATAATGGACAAAAACATTCTCTACGTAGAAAAGTATCGACCTCAGGTCATTGACGAGTGTATTCTCCCTGAGCATCTAAAAAAGGTATTCAAGGAGTTTACGGGTCAGGGCAAAATGCCAAACCTCCTGCTCTCAGGAGGTGCTGGCATCGGTAAGACTACAGTTGCCCGTGCACTCTGTAATGAACTTGGCTATGACGTCATGTTCATAAACTGCTCTGAGGAACGAGGCATCGATACCCTTCGTACGAAGATGATGGGATTTTGTTCTACAGTCTCTATGACAGACGACCGAAAATGTCTGATCCTTGATGAGGCAGATTACCTTACACCTGATGCGCAGGCAGCACTGAGAGCATTTATCGAGCAATTTGCATCGACCTGCTCTTTTGTAATGACTTGTAATTTCAAGAATCGTTTGATCCCACCTTTGCATAGTCGAACGACTGTTATTGATTTTAAGATCAGCCAAAAAGAGAAAGCAACTCTCTGTGCTGGCATGATGAATCGGGTTTTGGATATCTGCCAAAAGGAGAACATTGAGGTCGAGGACAAGAAAGTCATCGCTGAAGTTGTGATGAAATACTTCCCTGACTTTCGACGAACACTTAACGAAATACAACGATACAGTATCGGAGGGAGAATCGATACT